CACTACAGAACCGCCACCCCTAGCAAGTGAAGCAGTCAAGCTAAAACCGTTTAGAGACATAATACTCGCTCTATCACCACTAGCTATACTAAATGGGTTATTGTCTGTTATGGCTGATGGTGGTGAACTTGAGTAGAGATAGACAGCAAAACCACCCATACCACCAGGTAAAGCAGTCAAGTTAAAAATAACATCTATACTGCTTAGAAAGATAAAGCCTCCACTAGATCCAATATTAGTAATCTCAAACACTGATCCATAAACATCATTAGCTATGTAAGGCGTTGTGTTTGCAGCACGAGTAATAGTTGCTGTGGATAAGTAGGCAAGTCCTTGGGCAGACCCAGAACTAGGAATATCAACAGGAAGTCTGCCATTTACTAAAGTTGGGATTTTCCCATCTATGCTTGCAAGGGAAGTATTAGCAGTTGATTGATTTGTTGATGTAGCTGCACCTGTAGGTAAGGGTAAATTATTAGCAGTGACAGGTACGGGATTATTTTCATCATTGGCTATTTGCAAGTTTGACAAGTCTATCCCAGCAATGTCAACCTTGGGAACATAGGGATCTATAATAGTTCCACTACCAGTAGCATCATTATAATGGGTCACTCCCATTTCATCTATATACGGCTGTGGCATTTAAAACACTCCTAAAAATAGATAAAAATTAACAATGTAGTTTTTTATTCAATTCTAACTAAATTACTAAAATGTAAGGCTGTAACATTGTTATTCCAAAGCGTTTTTTCTTGTTCATTTAACACATAACCATCATTAATTAACTCATCAAGACATTCTTTTAATGCTTGTTCCGTCCTAATATTTGATAGGACAGTAATCAAATTAACGTAATCAACAGATAAAATATTATCTGTTTTAGCCGCTTGTTTCAAACGTAAATAAAGCGGTTTTAATTCACCTGCTAAAACACTGTGATATAGCCCATCCCAATCCGGTGGCATAGGTGGTACAACATCAGCAGGTTCAGGAGTGTTGCCTTCTTCAGCTAACCACTTTTCATAAAGTTTCCAATCACTATTAAGGGAACTAATAAAATATCCATCACTACGAAGCACTGTATTAGGAATTTCAGTCAATTTGTAATTCATGATAAAATCGCTTTCTTTAAGGAATATGAGCAGAACAATTCGCACTGATAGTCCAGATAGTATTACCCGCAATTGTTCCAACTATCTGTGTGCTGAAGCCATTGGCGGTCACAACAGGAGTCCCAAGAGTAGAAACATTACTAGTCCCTGTATAAGTTGGCACAACTGCTGGGGCTTGAAACATCGTAACTTTAAACGGATAGTTGTAAGTTGCAGCAAATCCGCCTGTATTTGGACAAGGAAATCCTTGTGGCGTGGCAGGAAGGGAGAAGAAATGCCTTTGGCACTTAGCTAACTCTGTAGCATAACCATCACAAGTAAAAGCGGTGGCAGTAGACCCCTCTTCTAATTTTGGGCGTGAGATTACCCATGTACCCGAAGTTTGCGCTCCTACTCTTACACGCACTTCTAATCCATTTGATACTTCAGTGGGTAAAGTGACAGTAGTGCTATATCTAGTGAGTGTTGATGTAACTGTCCAAGATCCTGCAGCTATTAAAGTCTGCGTAGGAGATGAAATAGTACCATGTACGTTTGCCGTAGTAGTTGGGTGAAATAACTCCCACGTCACCGTTGTTAACAAAGAATTACTAAGTTCTACACTTAGTGTTACAGTTTTTAAACTCAATCTGATTGCATCAACTGATTCTATCCGTTGTAGTACATGAATAGCTGTTGTTGATGCTGCGCCTGTCAATGTTAGAGATTGGTTAACTGAACTAAACGCATAAGCTGGACTGTTACCAGAAGCAGCAATAGCCCATTCAGTTTCACCTGGGTATCCTAGTGAAGCTGTCGGCACTGAAAGAGAGTTGGACACCGTACCGAATGTGGATCCCTGAATCACATTAAAAGCTGCGTTTTTAAAATAATTTTGATTTATACTAACACTTCTGGTTGGATTATTTACTATGATGCTCATTATGAAATCTCCGTTATACGTGCATTTCCACTTATAGTCCCTGATATGACTACCCAAATACCTCGAATCTCACCAGAATAATCTGAACCATTTAGAACCGCAAAAGCTGGTGTATTACCCACTTTAGCCCCTACAAATAAAGAGAAGTTACTTATACTAGCTATGCTAGGATTTAGTGTTATATATAAATCGGCTGTGGCTGAGTCATTAACAATAATTACAGTTTTTCTATTGCTATTAGATGATAATAGTGTAACTGATGATGTTGTAGCACCCACATTAGTGATTGTTGACGTAGTAGTGACAGGAGGAATTACAGTAAAACTAGGAATATAAGGTGTTGCTAAAGTACCGTTACCTGTCGCTTCTCTATAAGCAGTAGCCCCTGTTATGTCTATGTATGGCTGTGGCATTAAAATTCTCCTGTAAAAACTGTAAAATATTGATTACTAAAATCAGCAGTATCTTGACCTAATGACCCACTTTCAGTAAAGGTACTAATTTTATTATTTGTAGTGATTGCAGCAACTCTGACAAAGAAAAAACCATTACCTACATTTTCCCATCTAGCTGATAACTCTGTAGTGATTTGTGCAGATCCCCATTCAGAAGTTTCTCCTCTTTTAAATTCTACTTTGTATCTATCAGTATAAGGTTCTTCTACTGTAACACCATTTACTACTCTTGTTGGACGTTTCCAAGATGCGATTAATGTGTAGCTGATTCTATCACCATAATTAATCTGTCTTAAACTACATCCCACACTGCTAGGTGGTGTTGCAACAACAGGTAATCTTGCTACGGGGACAATCACCGGAACTTTTAATCCTGACTCTATCTGAGTATAATAATCAGCACTATAAGTCTTTGCTGTAATATCAAATAGATTGAGATTATCCTCAATTGGATTAACTTCCGTAATCCTGTAAAGTTGCGTTCTGCTAATAGTGTCTATTACCTGCCAAGGTGATTCCGTTGCGGGTAAAGTTGTTAAGGGAGTAGTAAAAGTAATTTCTGTAAATGTTCCTGCACCATTGCTAATTATTCTTTCTACAACTGTTTCATCTGGTAATGTTAAAAAAATCTTTTTAGTTGTGCTAGATGACAATGTTAATGGAGAATCAATTGTTATGCTATTAGCTGTTGCGGCTGCTACTAAACCACCATTTCTAATCCTATTCTTTGAACTATCCGCAACTTGGATCACATCACCAGGAGAAAAAAACATTGCTCGTGTTCTAACTTTACAAGTCAAAGTTATATTATTAGGTTGCGAACCTAAAATAGTCCTTCGCCCCGATCTAATAGCAGCACCACGCCTGGTTTCACCTAATAGGGCATATTCTTCAGTTTGCACCCCATATCTTTGAATAGCTGAGATATCCTCTATTATTTCTGGTATCAATTCCCAATCTTCCACTGTTGATTGATAGGATACTTTAGCAATTGTAGTAACTGTATTTAATTCAGGTGTTTGATAGACAAATTTTCCTTCCTCTACATCAGCATTTGTAAGAATCTTAGGAAGTGCCGTTGTTGGTCTATCTTGCCAAAAACTAATTTGTGATCCATTCCAATACGGTTTTGCATACATAGTCGAACAGATAGCGCGAATCATCTCTAACACTACCTCTTGCCCACCTGAACCTAGCACAGTATTAAATGAAAATCTACGCTCAGTCCCACCACCGCCATTAGATACCATCTGATTGTTATAGATACTACATTGATACAGTGCATATTTATCTATGTACTGACTAGGAATACCTAAATTAAATCTTGGTTCAGTTAATAGCTTCCAAACTATCCAAGCGGGATCTGAAGTTGATCTGCTAGGTGTGTAAAAAGTACCATTCCATCCGCCTGTATAGTCAAGTCCGTTATCTAATGTGTTAATGTTTGCATTGCTAGGAATCTCACAGATCATGCCACGCAACTTTGCCCATATTTCTGGAGTAGACGGAAACGTTTTAGCAGGAAACTGAAGACTTAACATAGCTGTATTTAAGTAAGCTATGGTATCGGTTGTTATTTCGGTGTAGCTAAGCCATCTTAAATTAGCAGTTATATAAGTTGTGTCTGGTGGGATTGGGTTTGGTGGTTCTGCTGGTCCTGTTTTTAATACCCTTACCTCGAAGTAACTCTCATTTCTATTTACTGCAAAACGATAGTCAAATGCTACTTGTTCTGGATATCGTCCTATTAAATTACCCGATGAATATCTTGTTACAAATGCGCCATTAATACCTTCTTTTATTAATATATTAAAACCTATGGTTGCCTGCCTAATGTCACCATTTGCTACATTAGTTTGGAGCTGAATCCCTACTTTAACTTCAATATGCGTAATATCAGCATTAGATATGGATCGAGTTATAGGTGTACCATATTTAACGTCAACGTTTACAGGATTATCTGACGCGACACCGCTAGGTAAACTAGCTGCTTGCGATGTAGAATTAACCCCTACTGTTAATCCTATGGAGACATTAGGAAAATTCACAGTACCATCAGCGTTCATGTAGGGTGTTTTGTCAAAGTAGACATCTTTTATACTATTGACTAAACCACCAATCGGACCCTCACAAATACCAAGAAGAAGTTTAACATTATCATTTGTTACTCCAGATATTGCATCAATAATTTGTTGTCTTATTGATTGTAATTGCTGGTTATTACTTCTACCACCACCAAAAAGACCACCTGAACCCGATAAATCTTTTGTCATTTTTCAAGTTCCTTTACGCTGTAAAATTAGAATCAATCTCAACAGATAAAACTTGAAAGCTTTTAACTAAAACTTCCCCAAATACTAAAGAAATTGGCGTACCTTCTTTAGTGCTGTATCCTGGACTTTGAAAAAACGTGGATCGTCTGTCATCAATAATACTCTGATTATTATTGTCTACTATTTTAGGATTACCAAAAAGAACAGACTGCAATAGTCCTGTTGCTCCTGATATGATTAGTCCCCATCCCATATTTACAGCCATTGCACCCACACCGCCAATAGTTGTCAGTGCAATTCCAATACCGATCATAGCAATGCTAGTAATAAATCTTCCTACATCTCCAGATCCTTGAACGTAGGGTGTAATTTCTACTGTCAGACCTGTAATTGGTAATAATAATTCTGGTGAATTTTCATCAACTTCTCTTTTCCAATTAGGTGCTTTTATAATAATTGAGTATACCCAATCAGTACCTAATACATAATGCTTGAAATTTTCAAAGTAGCAACATAAAAAGTTAATTACCTCTCTAACTGTATGTACATCTGCTTGTAATTCAGGTAAAAATTCCTTACTTAAAGCACCATTTAATTTTATTGTTGTTAGCATAATTCCTTCAATCTCCCATGTAAAATAGTTCTTTTACGCCAATAATCAGCGTATTGTTCAACCCTCGATACTGTAGTATCTGATGGGGAATGAAAAATAATATTCTCTTCTGGTTTAACCATAATCATTGTATGGTTAGGTTTTCTACCACCTTTCAATGCCACACCAAACACATCATGTAATTGTGGCTGTGTTCCCAATGGCAACAAATTAAACTTATCCATATTCCAAGGACAATCATAATCTTCAGGCGGAAAATTATCTAAATTAGTTCTAGTAAATTCCCCAATATCCACACCCACAACTCCCAGCAAATAACGCCGGACAATAGCAAAACAATCAGATCGTCCCCAATGAAACCTAGTGTTTAAATAAAATTCTAATTCTTGAGGTGTATAGTCTTTTTTCTCTAGTGGAAACGGATCTGGGTTATTAGCTTCGTAGTAATCCCACACATCAAAGCCAGAATGATATAAAATTATAGGTTTTTGCGTTTGATGGCATAATTCTATATCTGTATAGGTAAAATACCCTGATTGCTCATCCTTATGGTGTGTATGCCAAATGGCAGTGATATCTGAATAGTTAAACTTAGCTAGGTCAGTCGCAGCTATTGTAAAATGATTTGCCGGGTCGGCATGAATGTTATTTAAAACAACGACATTATCATCAATGACAATGCCACAGATTTCCTTATCTGTCCCTAAAGCTGCCGTTTTAATTTGTAATTTAATTAAGTCTGGTATTAACATAAGGTCGTTTTTTAGCTATCACTAAATATAGCACACATAGATAAATGCTACAATAAAACAAAAGTTTAAGCAATAAAATATGTTAAACACTAATATTCTTTCTCCTAAAGTACAAGCATTAGTATCAACCTGGATCGGGCTGGTACAGCAATCAGATAAAAACATAGCTAATACTTATGTAGAAATGTTAAAAGATTCACCAGTAGCCAGCGCGGCTAACGATTTGCGAATATTGCTGGGTGTTTCTATGCTAGATAAATATCAACATCCTGACCATGATATTCAAAGTTTTGTCAGAAACTCAATCAACGCAATGGAAGGTAGTTGGTTAAATGTCGTTTCACAAATGCTGACATTTATCCCCTTTGGTAAGTCATTTTCAGAAGTGAGTTACAAGATTAAAAAAAGAAAGGCATACTTAGACATTATCAGAACAGTAGATCCTAGATATTATTGGTTTGAAGGATTCAACGGACAAATAAGTAGGGTAAATTATCTAAGATTTAGCAATATCTATATTCCCTACGAGAATGGGATTCATTTGGTAAACCAGCCTTATCTCGCTTTAGGTAGTGATCCTCACGGTGTAGCTGTTTGCCGTCGGGCATATCCTTACTGGGAACTAACAAAAGTAATAAACGCTTGTATGGCTGTAGCATCAGAAAGACAAGCCACTAAATTGTTAGTAGGAAAAACCGATACTGGTAATAATTCTGTCAGCATGATTAACCCTGAAACTGGACAGCCTTATATAGATCCAAACACAGGTGAGCCAAGATTATTTAATCAGGGTTATGTCATGTCTAGGAACTTAGAAGATATCAAAAATAATTCCTATGCAGTAATTGATTTAGCTGATGAGATTGAGGCAATTTCTCATGAAACGGACGGTAGTTTCTTCACCAATATCTTAGGCTACTTAGAATCAATGATCATGTTAGCTTGGCTAGTCCCTCGCACAGTTACAGGAACAGGCACGGTCAGCAGTGGCGATAGTAACCTAAACGAAGGACATCAAACTATTCTTAGATTAGTGACTAGATCCCAAATGCAGATAGTAGGGGAAGCATTAATTGAACAAGCGATCCGTCCCATGTTAGAGTTTAACTTTGGCGAGTTAGACGACTATGGTACTTTTCCTCTTGTCACAGAAGATAATACAGATACAATCGCATTATTAAACATTATTAATAATTGTGTAACTACTGGAACTTTCAACAAATATGATTTAGATGTACTCAATAAAATGAGGGCATTAGCAAATATCACAGCCTTAGAAGAAGCACCTATAGAGGAGGTGGAAACCAGACAAAAAAAGTATCAACTTGACTTATTAACTAAGTCAAAAAACCAAGAATCAACAAATTTTACTTGGAATAAAAAAAGCCAACGCTATCACTATGCCAACGGTTCTAAGAAGGGTCGGTTTGTTAAGGAAAGCCAGATAGAGCAGTTAACAGAACAAGCGATTAAAGATCATTTAGAACTAGGTGAAGTAATCAATAACGCCTTATTTTCTGGAAAAATTAACGTTGCTAGATGGGAACGGCAAACAGCAGAACTACTAAGAAGTTTAGCTATATACCAATATGCTTTAGGTGTAGGTGGTGCAAGACAAA